GCCCAATGGCGAAGGCGATAAACATTACAAAAAAACGCAAAATTAAAATTAGGAGAAAATAACAATACTATGGCTAATCTGCCTTCAACGCTATCGTGTGACGCGATTAACGACAATTTCCAAAGGGAAACTGGACGTATCGCTATGGGCACATATCGTCTGGGTCTTTACAAAGATCCGTACCTTCGCTTCGTGTCTCAGTCGGCTTTCCCCGACAACATGGGCATCACAATCACCAATACCATTGCCCAGCGCACTCGCGCCACTGGCAGTGGTTGGGAAGATATGAGCGTCAGCAATGGAACCAATGATTCCTGCTTGCCGCCCGTCAAAACCGTTGGCTACGCCTTCGACCAAAAGACCTTCACTCTTCGCCATCAGGCCGTTGAGTCCAATTGGATCTGTTTGGAAGATGTTCGTACTAGCGCGTTCCCTGTTGACGATGTCAACAACTACATCAAAATCCTCTCTGACAACGTGAACGTCGAGTGGGTTGAGCGTTACGACACTGACTACTTCCAGAACTCCACGGTCAAGATGATCGCGGCTGCTGGTCTCCCCACTGGCGGAACCACTGGAACTAGTGCGGCATTCCCGACTACCGCTCCTACGAGCGTTTTGACCCCGGGTATCCTGCGTCAGATCTACGACAACCTCTATCAGGACAACGCTGGAGATGATGGCGATGCGGTTACGGACGATGGTTCGCCCGTGTTCAACGTCTTCTCTGAACGTGCGACGATTGAGAACCTTATCAAGCTACAACAGGACGTTCGTCAGGACGTTCGCTGGAGTGATCGTGTGAACGACCTTCTGGGAGCCAATGGCGCGACCATGCTTCCCGGTAAATCCTATGGCGGGTACACCTTCCATAGCCGTCCGTTCCCGAAACGCTTCAACGATGGGCCTGCTGGCACGTTTGTCGAAGTTGCTCCGTACATCTCCACGGCTGCTGCTGGTCTGACCGCAGCGACCAAGGGCACGAAGTACGTTGTCAACCCCGCTTACAAGACGGCGAAATACTCCACCACTGTTGTGTTTCACCCCAAGGCGTTTGAGTGGCTGGTTCCCAACCCCAACCTGAGGGTCGGAAAGCTGAGCTATGATGCTCAGAACTATCGCGGCGACTTCCGCTGGATCAACGAGTACCATCGTCAGTGCAATCCTGACAAGAACAGTGGTTACTTCCGCGCCAAGATGGCTTGTGCGGTCAAGAGCGTGTTCCCCCAGTGGGCATACTACATCTTGCACTTGCGCTGCAACTTGGCCAACGATCTGGTTGCTTGCCCGAGTGGTAGCGGCTACGGGTACTTGGCGTAATAGCTGATACTCCCTTCATCAAGGCTTGCCTCGGAGTCAAATCTGAGGCAAGCTCTATGAGGAGAGATTAAATATTATGAACATCAAAATACCCAAAGGTTATACCTTGCCCGAAGACGTTAAAGACGGAGGCACGTTTGAAGAAGTTGTCACGTTCAAAGTCGAAGGCAACGAACTGTACCCCACCCAAATCGCTGGAGTGGAAATTCCCTCCGATGATTCTGAGTCGGAAGCTGGTAACGAGGTTGAAATTGACATGGCACAAAAAGAGCCAGTGATGGCTGTTAGTGTTGGCACGGGCAAAGGAAAGCCCCCTAAGCAGGCTTCCAACCCGATGAAGGGCATGGGCGAGCGCATCATGGGCATGGCTTGATCGTGGGTCACTAGGGTAAGTCTATGGCCCTTCCTACGCTCACAGCTAAGTTTGCAGAGATCGCCAGTCTTCCTAAAAAGGAGGCTCTGGCCCGCTGGTTGGTTGCTAAAACTGGTACAGGATCAATATCTGAGTATTGGTCACTGCCAGAGAAGTACATCTTGGCCAAGATTGCTTTTGCCTACGACCCATCAAACACGCTTGCCGATTACATCTCATTAAAGAATCAGTGGCTGTGGAGCGCGATTTACAACAAAATATCAACCACTGTTGTCGTTAAAGACATAGAGATTGATTGGGATGAAACGCTTGCTCTTGGGTATATTGCAGCAGCACTACGCAACGATGATACCTACTCCAGTGTTTTGGCTTACATTCAGTGGCCAACAAAGTATCAATTGGCATCAATCATAACATCTATTGAGCCATGAGCATTGAAGAAGTTAAGGAGCAACGAGGCGTCAAGCTCACGCTCAGTGAGTTTATAGCTGGGTTTGCATTGGTTATCACTTTATTTTCTGCTCTCAACGGTTGGATTGTGCTTCCAGAACAGATGCGCCATATCAACTCCAACGATGCAAAGCAAGACGCCAAGATTGAAATGATGGAACGCACATCTGCTGAAAGATCGGAGCTTTTGGCCCGCATCGATGAGCGGACACGCAGGATAGAAGAATTCTTGCAAAGCAAGGGGCTTTGATCTACGATTTACTCCAATGAAAGCTCTATTGGCAAAGCTGGCTGGAATATCCTCCGCAATCTTCAATTTCTATGCCCCAATTCTGAAGCAGGCATTGGCGACTGGAGTTGCAGCATTACTTCCCATTGCTATTGATATCGTTAAGTCGTTGGCAGAAACCAACAAGACTGGTTCACAAAAGCGCGAGGCCGCTGTTAAAGAACTTAAAAATGAAGCTACCGACCTTGGGTTGAAAGTTTCGGAATCCATTATTCGCTTCACCATTGAGTCGGCGGTGCAGAAATTAAAACTGGAGGACGAGATTTGAAAAACGCCATCCTAAAGTTTTTGGTTTCAAAACTTGGCGGTATTCTTACCCCCATCATTGCTGGACTTATCGGTGGGGCTATTGGGAAACTTGCAACATTTGACTCTAGCCTTGCCAACAACGTCGATCAAGTAGCTGTGACGGGATTTGTGGTTTCATTTATTCTGGCAGTAGTCAACTATTTCACCAACAAAGTGCAGACCGATGGAATCAAGAGCATCCAAGCACTGGTCAATACAGATCAAGACGGGATTATTGGACCAATCACCTACACTGAAGTACGAAAGGCCATCCCTGTCCAGCAGTGATCAACCAACCATTAAATGAGGAACAATTAAATGCCATCTTCCAAAGACTTCATCCAGAGCCTTCCAGACAACGGTTCATCGTGCGGCTGCTACGTTCCATTCGATTCACAGTCAAAATTTCCAGAAAAGCAGGTAAAATTGCCAGCTACCTCGGAATCAGAGGTGGCGCGGATTTCTAGGGCATGGGACATTGGCAAAAAGTGCGGCCAAAGCGATGATTGAAAAACTTGCCGACATTGCCTTGTCGCAAGTCGGAGTAAAAGAAGTTGGTGGCAACAATCGCGGGGCAAAGATCCGCGAGTATCAATCGGCTACAAATCTGTCTCCCGCTGCTTGGCCGTGGTGTGCAGCATTTGTTGACTGGTGTGTATCACAATGGTTGACCGATAGAAAGAATGTGAAGTGGTTGTCCCTGAAGGTATCTTCTCCATCCACTTGGCGTCCCAAAACCGCATCAGCATTTGGACTTCTTGAGTGGGCGAGAAAGCACCCCAATACCACTACGATCTTGCCCGAAACAGCTACAGTTCAGAATGGGGATATTGTTGTATTTGACTTCTCCCATACAGGTATTGTAATTGGTGGTGGAAAATTATTTATTCAATGCGTGGAGGGCAATACCAATGGAAAGGGAGAGCGCGACAGCGTGTCTGGTGATGGCGTATGGTTGAAGCGCAGAAATGTATCACTAGTAAGGAATTACATCAGAATCCATCCATCGAAAGTCCAATGAAAGATAAACCAAAACAGCGTCCGAAATACAAAAATCACAAGCCCGTGCAAAGTGATTGCCCATACTGTGGGTCAAAAAATATTGAACATGTTTACATCAAACATGTCGGATCAATGAGAGTATGCAAACAATGCCGAGAAGAATTTTGAAATGGTTGCAAAAATACAGTCTATCCTTTCTTCGTTTGGAATTGAAAACGAGGACGCCGCCCATGCCATTGCAGATTGGGTAGCTGCAAAAGATAGCGTAGCCAACAAACCTAAAAGCCTGATAGGGTCTTCAACCGATGAAACGCTACGCATGGTGGGCCAAGCACTCGCAGAAATGTTTGAAGCGGGATTTGCTGTCGTTACATACAAAGAGGGGAACGAGACAAAAAACGCTTTTACAAAGTTTGGCAACGATTACGCTATTGAAGGTATCATTGGGAATATCCACGACATTTTTTACTCTGAGGACGATGATGAGGACATGGACGATGGAGACCTCAAAAAGGCTATAAAAGATTTATGACATATGATGAAGACGTACTATCAATTGCAACAAGACTCACTTCCAACGACAGGCAGGACCACTACGGCCCGCCCCATGAAGACTTCTCTAGATCGGCTAAAATGTGGTCGGCCATACTTGGGGTTGATGTTACTCCCCAGCAATTTGCCTTGTGCATGATTGCGGTCAAGATATCCCGACTTACCGAAACCCCCACCCATAGAGACTCGGTAGTAGATATAGCTGGATACGCCCGCTGCTACGATCTCTGCAACCAATCCCAATGAAAAAAATAGCCATCCTATCGGACTTCCACTGTGGTCATAAAGTGGGACTAACCCCCAGCGGGTATTTGCCCGACGATCCCGCAGAACGCAGAGCAGGATGGATCAAAGCCAATAAAGCCTACTACCATTGGTTTAAACGCCACATCAACGCCCATGGCCCATATGATATAGTATTCATCAATGGAGACCTTGTAGACGGCAAGGGAAGCAAATCAGGGGGCACGGAGCTTATCACCACCGACATGGAAGAGCAGTGCGACATGGCCGTTAAGATCATTAGAGAGATACCAAAGTCAAGCAACTGCAAAATAATTATCACTAGGGGAACACCCTACCATACGGGAAATGACGAAGACTGGGAAAACACCATTGCTCAGAGAGTAGATGCTAAGATTGGAGAGCATGAGTGGGTGGACGTTGAGGGAGTGGTATTTGATTTGAAGCACCACCCCGCAGGATCAAGCTCCATTCCCCACGGACGCCATGGTGGGGTGGCTAGAGACCGCCTGTGGAATATCATGTGGAACGAACGCAATATGCAGCCCAAGGCCGATATCTTCATTCGGTCCCATGTCCACTACCACAACTTCTCAGGCGGGCCAGACTGGCTTGCTATGACCACTCCAGCCCTTCAGGGCATGGGGTCGCGCTATGGTGCAAGACGCTGTAGCGGGATTGTGGATTTCGGATTTGTAGTGTTTGAGGTAAACAAAGGAAAATACTCATGGCAACCCATCGTAGCTCAACTAGAAGAACAAAAGGCAAGTCTAATCAAATTGTAGTCGGAAGCTGGGACGATGCTTGGTCCAGAGAAAGTAGCCAAGCCACTACAATTGAATCCATGAACGCCGATGGGTGGAAGACCATCCGTCAGGCTTCAGAGGCTATGGGGATCAATGCTAGCACCATAGGGTCAAGGGTTCGCAATGGATACTTCGATACTATACAGAAACGAGCCTTGTCTGGCGGGTGCCACAGGATGGTTAATTTTATCAGACCGAAAGGCCCGCTAAAGAGAGATCTTGTTTAAAAGATTGCGGCGTTTAGCGCAAGGTGACTCTGGGCGTAGTTTCTTTTGTTCGTCAAGGCATGGCAGTTTGAGTGCTTTGGCTATTGGTTTTGCCAGAGCTTCAACAATATCACCAAGCCCCTTAATACCGTGGGGGCACTCATCGGGAGCACCTACAGAGGCTCTCCATGCTGGGTCAGATCGACAGGCACGGCAATGAGCGCGGCTGTGGCAGTGGGCCGAATCAGAGAAATTTACTACCATGAAACTGTGGCTGCGCCATCATATGCAGATGGCTCTCCAAATTCTGGTCCGCAAACAGTTGTATTTGATAGATTAGTTCCATTGGTTAAATCAAGTGATGTTCCAGAAAATTGAACCAATTCATCACCAACTGTTGTAAAAATAAATAATTGCAATGAATTATCAATACATTCCAACGCAATATCATGGGTGGATGTTACAAGATGCCATTGTCTAAATTCTTCTGTTCCAACGTAATCAAGTTCATATGAACCATTGGGGAGTGATGTTGATGGAAATGCAGGACATGCAGTAACACCAGATATAACAACAGAAATTGATGTGGTTGGTAAAGATAGACACCCGCCACAGCATTCTGGACAATACACACTTGATGTGTGGGTAATCATCGGATTAAAGATTGAGCGTCACCGTAACCGTGCCATCTTGACATAGTGCCTCAATTGAGGCCGCATCCAACCTAGATTCAATATCTTTTATTCTTTGCTCAATATAATTTAATGACTTTGATAACTGTTGATTTGAGTCATCTCCCCATATATTGGTATTCCTGTTATCCCAAGGGTTGGGAATAAATGAAGTTTCGGCAAAAATGCTGCCCAATGGTTGGGCTGGCATCGGTACACCCTCGTAGTATGATTTATCCATATTATGTAACGGTTACTGCCAATATTGCCGATGCAATACCAGTAGCGGCGGACACAGCTATTGTGAACTCAAAATATCCAGCAGATGTAAATGTTCCGTAAATACGATTCTGAAATTCATTGAATTGCAGTGTTGGTTCGACATATGCACTAACAGTATAATCCATTTGTCCACCAACTGTTCCTCCAGAAATTACAATTTGATAAGAAAATGGAGTTCCAACAGTTGCTGTTACTGGTATTTTTCCAATAGAATTAGCTCCAACTATTGTGGGTGGAATTATTTTATTAACAATAGAATTGTAACTGTTTAAACTTGTTACTGCTGCTGGAATTGCGCGACTTTTGGCCGTATAAACATTCTGAATATCAACAACTGTAACCTCCACCCGTGTGTATCCAAATCGATATGGAGATGCAGATACATTGGTAATATATCTTCCAAGAACAAATTCTGGCGGATCTGTAGCTGGAATAGAAGGAGATGTTCCACTGGCACTAGTCCAAACAACCGACCCATTGTCAGATGATATTGACATTCCAAACAATGGAACAGATGTGGTTGCATCTGTAACGTCTCCAATTGTTGTTATAGAAAATGGTATTGCATAATGGAGTGTTGGTGGTATTTTAGACACGCCAGTTGATATTGAATATCCTCCACCACTTGAATTTGACGAAGAAATATCATCTCCAAGAGATAGCGATTGAGATGTTTCTGTAGAACTTGTTCCGCCAGTCAATGTGATTGTATAGGCAATCTGTTTAGGATACGGCCAAATTTGTGTGCGAAGTCTGCCACGAGTAGCATCTTGTGCTTGAAGTTTGGGAAGTATGTGTTGAGTTACCGAACTTTGATTTTTAGGAAGAAACATCACCGCTTTAATAGATTCAACTATTCCGCTATACCCCTGTTGTATGTCGTAAGCTATATCACCACCAACGGATGATTGTGAGCTTGCTCTCCAAGAGTAGGCATTACCAATCCCAGTTCCCTCTGATTTGCTTCCACCTTGAGATATTAAAAGTTTAATACTTTTGAGCATATCAGGAAGTTCCACCGAAGACAGATCTGGCACCTCGTAGTAATAGCTATCAAGACTGGTTGCGATCTCTGTGAATTTATACTCTTTCTTTAGGCTGCTTGCAGTGTCTTGAGGATTAATTTGTTTCCTGTTTCCAGTTACATTGGATATCGGATCTGTAGAAACAATTGTTTCAGAATATGGAATAACAATATCAAGCGACTCGTCGTATTCCTGACCATTGAGTATTGGGCCACTTAAAATATGGCGTTCCGCAATACTATCTACTACCAGATTATTGATCGGATTGTATATGACCTTTGTTGAGGAGGTGGAAGATCCAGCTAAATAAGCCCGCACCGAATCTGACCGATAAATTATCTGACTTGTGCGACTAATGGCACCACGGGCGGGATCGTAGATATCTTCGTATCTAACTGGACCCGGTAATTTGTAACTTTCCACAACACGATCAACAACTAGAGTATTGATTGGTTGATAAACGGTTTGAGTTATTCCTGTTTCATTCCCAGTGATAGACCCAACAAGCCCGCCATTGTCGTAGGTGGTCTGGCTCAATCTCTGCACTGCCCCACGGACCTCGTCGTAAATATCCTCCCTACGCACTGGACCGTCTAAATCGTAGGTTCTTACAACCTTGTAAACCAAGTATTGGCTATATGGAATATACGATGTTTCCGTAATTGTCGGAGCATTGTAAACAATTGATCCAACTTCATTTCCAGTGATGGGAAAGAGTTGTTTGGTTTCTTTAATCGGGCCAAGCCTCTCATCGTATGTATTCTGTGTCTTTACAGGAAATGGAGAGTTGTCCTCGTCATCAATCGATGAATTCCAAGTCTCTTCGATTTCCGATGAAACAATTGCCGAACCTTCGCGGGCTTCGTAGCTGATTTTTGTTGAAGAACTTAAACTGGCTTCTTGTCCTGTGTTTTTTACAAACCTGCGCCTACCTTGGATTGGGCCGAGATCGTCATCATATCTTGTGAACGGAACCCAAGGGGCTGGAAGAATCTCGTAGGTCCAAACAACACGTTCATCACTATTTCCATTTTGTGCGCCAGTGAACACATGGTTGGGATACCTAGCAGAATCGGGGTGGGGGGATAGATCCTCTGGGATCTTATAGTTTTCAACACGGGGATCTTTCCTGATTGAAATAATTGGGAAATCTCTATCACTATTGGAGTAGCCCGATACAAAAGATTTGCCTAGAGGGGGATATTCAGTAGCCATTGGTGGGATAAGGTAGTTTAAAAAAAGTTGGATATCAAGCGTATTTTGGGCTTGCAAAGCCATTGGGTTGCGCTAGATTACCACCTTCATATGTGTGTGTGTGTTTGAAGTGTGGCCCTGTCTTTCTTGATGGGGCCACATTTTTTTTGAACATTTGGTTCAAGATACTGTCAAAACCAACTCACATATAAATCACAATGGCATTTAACAATCCCAACAACAGCGAAAAAAGCCCGATCATCTCCCATTTGTCACTGGCAAAGAACGGCCCCAAAATGGTCAAGGTCATCAGTGGACCAAAGATGGTGAAGAACAACACACTGTGCGTAGTCGATCTTTTGATCGATGGAGTAAAACATGGGTATTTCATTGACAATGAGGAGATTAAGGTGGGTTTTTCAAAACACATCGGCCAGCAAGTTGTGCTAATTGCCTCTGGTAACAGTCGCAATGGAACGGCCCAGATGGACTTCCAGTCTGCTTCCTCACCCACACCACAGGTTCAGACTAGCGGGCCAGTTAAGTTGTCGTCACAACCCCGACCACCATCAACCAACGGAGTGGCGACACCAGTTGCTGATGATCTAGCCGCAAAGAAGTATCTATGCCAAGCATCCAACCTCATGCGGTTGTGCGTGAAGAAAGCCAATGACATTGCGGTTGAACTTGGGCTTCCGAAAGAGCACCGTCAGGGAATAGCGACAACCCTGTTCATCCAATCGGATCGCAGGGGATTTATTGATGTCATGCCGCTCAGTGCCTACACGCCCGATGAGTTGGGGTTTGGTGCCAGCAAGGCCGAAAGTCTCGCCAATCCTCAACCACAGGAAGACATTGACGATCAAGCATTCTAGTTTCAAGGTTGTTCCTTGGGACTATGGAAGCTATTATGTACCAAGCAGACGCAACCCCCATGAAGGATACATTGTTGACACCGATGAAAACCCTTGGACTTGTTGCTGCGATAGCTACATGTTCCGCCATGGCAAAGACCCGTCACACAAGTGTTGGCACATTCGCTATGTCGCAAAACTTTTGGGTGTAAAGTTGCACTCCAATACAACAACAACAACAACTAGACAAAAAGTATGAAAAAATCAGCACAACAAAAAAAGATCGGTAAAGTAATGAAAGAATACGGGGCAGGAAAGCTCCATGGTGGAATTAATCCCAAGGGACCAAAGAAGGCTCCTATCGTCAAGAATCGCAAGCAGGCAATCGCTATTGCAATGTCTGTGGCAGGGATGAAGAAAAAGAAGAGCAAGTAACAGCAGGAGCGGGGTCCATCCACCACGGGTGGCCCCGCTGTCTTCTACGCAATGAAAATCACCAATATATATAGTCTCCCACAGCCTTTTGTGGATCTGGTTAGCGAAGACTCGTACAATAAGGGGGAGGCTCAATACTCCACAACTCAGCTTATTGGCCCGCCAAAAGTGAGTGAGTTGCTTCGCCGCCATGGTGATAAACTCTCAATCGACGCCTCAGAGAAGGTGTGGACAATGAGCGGGACAGCTAAACACTGGATCTTGGAGCAGATTGCGAAACGTAATCCAGATCGATACATTGCCGAACAGAGGTTCTACATGGACGTAGACGGCATCAAAGTGGGAGGACAGATCGATCTTTTTGATAAACAGACGGAGTGCCTCCACGACTTCAAGGAAACTAGTGTCTGGAAGGCCATGAGTGATGACAGGTTTGAATGGATAGCCCAAGGATCGATTAACAAACTTCTCTGTGAGATGAATGGCATCCACCCAAAGAAAGTATCCAATATCCTCATTATGAAGGACTGGAAGATGCGGGAGTCCAAGTATAAACAGGATTACCCACCTTGCGCTGTAAAAGAAGTGGAGCTTGACTTTTGGGGGCCAGAGGAGACATTGGCCTACATCAAATCAAGGATTGCCGCCCACGAGGGCGCAAAGAACACAATTAATGACGATGACATCCAGTGCTGCACAGAGAAAGAACGATGGAGAAAAGATGACAGCTATGCCGTACTCAAAGACAAAAAAGCAAAACGAGCGGTACCAAATGGGATTCACGAAGACAGACGTTCTGCTGAAGCACACGCCCAGAAAATCGGAGGTGTTGTTGAGGAACGGCTTGGGGAAGATATTCGTTGCCAAAACTACTGCAAGTGTAGAAGCTATTGCAACTACGGGAGAACACTAAAAACGGAGGAATAATATGAGCATTGAATACAGAGGTGAAAAGTTTGCTGGCTATAACAAGCCCAAAAGAACAAGTGGCGGTAATAAGAAGTTTGCCGTCCTTGCGAAACAAGGAGATCAGGTAAAGCTGGTGCGTTTCGGTGATCCAACGATGCCGATTAAAAAGAACCAACCAGCCAACAAAAAGAGCTATTGCGCTAGGTCTGGCGGAATCAAGGGAACCAATAATAAACTGTCGGCCAACTACTGGAGCCGAAAAAAGTGGGAGTGTTAATTTATGAAAAAAGGACTCTACGACAATATTAACAAACGCAAGAAAGCTGGCACTAGCCGCCCGAAATCTAAATCCACCATTGACTCCAAGGTCTATAAACAGATGAAGTCAAAAAAGGGCGGGTTCTCTGATAAGAAGAAGTAGAGCTATTAAGTGACGCTTAATATCTTTACGATAGTATTGGATGGTGCCCCTTGGTTGGGAGCACAGTTTGCCGAACTGACTCGTCTTAGAGACATCAAGTGGCATTGGTCCATTGTTGAGGGTGCCTCCATGGCGCAGAAGGACACCTCATGGATGGCCAATCAGGGGAATAAGATCTCCCACGATGGCACCCACCAGTTGCTACAGTCGTTTGCCAACCACCCAAGGATCACTGTTAAAAGCAAACCTACTTGGGACGGGAAGACAGAAATGATCAACGCCGCCCTAACGGATTTCAAAAATGATGGGGTATTACTCCAAATGGATTGTGATGAGTTGTGGACATCAAAACAGATGGCAACCCTAGTGGGTATGTTTGAAGGAAACATCCAACTCTCCACCCTTCAGGTATCCATGGACTACATGGTCGGACCCAATGTAATAGCAACCTCAACCAATGGTTATGGAAATAGAGATTCAGAGTGGGTGCGGGCTTGGAGGTATAGCACTGGAATGTGGATGGAATGCCATGAACCACCAGTGTTCAACGGTAATGGAGGGAGAGTTTATAGCCGAGACGATGCAGACCGATGGCTGGGAAAGATCCTTCATATGTCATGGGTCACCCCACAGCAAGTCGCACAGAAACAACGCATCTATGGAAAACCATATGCCAAATCTATAGATAACTGGCTATCGTTGCAGAACAATAGTCATTGGCCCGTTGATGATCTTCAGCAATTTCTTCCTTGGGTTGGATCTGGAGGCTCTGCCGATTTGTTGTTTGACTCATAGGATTGTATGCCATATAATTTAAAACTATGGCAATAGATCAACAATCAGCAAACGAAGCGTATTTGAAAGCTACAATTCTTGATGATAAAACAAAAAAAGAAATTGTTGACCGCGCCATTAAAATTGGAAAGAATTTTAATAGTAGCAAACCAATTTTAAGCAGTACAGACGAGTATTCCGTTGCTGAAGACTTTCTATTGAAACAAGGTCTCCACCCTGATAATTTTAATACACTGGCAGAATGGAAGATGGCTGTTTATGGGGCCATACCCGATGCCTCAAAAGAGTTCTTGTACTCATATACGCCACAAGGGAAAAGTGAAGCTAGAGCGTCTAAAACAGAGAGCGGGATTGCCACTATTAAATCATCCAAAAAATCATCTGATGCACAAGCGGCTGCAATGGGTGCCACTTCTGATGAGATTTCTCAATTTAATTGGAATGATAATTTTCAAACAAATCCAGAAACTGGAGCCATGTCTGGATATTCGACAAGATCTTTGGGTGGAGAAACTGGTCCAGAGTTGTTCCAGATGGCTGGACCATATGGCACAGCTTCAACATTTATGAACAGTGATCAACGTGAGTCGGCAAGATTGGCCGAGCTTCAACGTCAGAAGATTGCTAATGTTGAGGCAAATACAGGCATGACTAATAGGTATAGGCAGGAACAGCAAACATACGAAGATCAGGCTAATATGAGAGCTAAAAGGGCCGCTGGAGGATACGATGCAACTCCCACCAATAGATTCGGTCAACCAATTGAATCCTTTTGGGGCAGAAAACCAGAGTATCCAACATTTGGACGGGTATAATTGCGTCAATCAAATCTTGACCGACACTGGGTTAAATGGTATTAATTGACCCAAATGTCCAATCTGACCCTTGGTTTATGCGTTGAGAGGCTTCCAGCTTCTGTTGTACCACAGCCCGATCCGCCCGATCTGGCAGGGTTTGACGCACAGACTGAACTCCGTAACAACATTAATCGTCTCCTTGAAAGGTTTGTCAACGAGGGAAAGTGGGTGGGAACGGTGGTACAAGCATCAATCACAGCATACGAAGATGTTAATTTAAACAAGTTTATCACCCTTCCTCGCCACCTTGAGACATGTATTAGGGCTGGCAAGGCAGGGTATCAAACCCGCTCCGTACAGAGTGAATGGTACCAGTACCTACCACAAGGACGGGGAATCAGAAAATCGGATCAAGCGTACAATGGACCTGTACAGGATATGGGTGCTGGATTCACAACATTTCGGGATCTGTCCACTGCTTCAACGCTAACATTGAGCAGCAGCCAGACAGAATGCACTGGAAGCTATATCTGGATTCGCGGCAAAGACGCCAGTGGAAACAAGATATTCTCTACGGTTGATGGAGATATTGTAGAGGGGATCCGCCTTGACCTTGGAAGCGGAACCCAAACAACCTCCCAGACGTTTAGCGAGATTTACTCTGTTGAAAAGACTGTTACCACAGGAATCATTACTCTTGCGGCAGGAGCCACCACACTTGCAAAATACGAAGCTGGAGAAAGGGTAATTAACTATCGTCGCTACATGGTCGATAAAAACTGGGACGCCGCACAGGGTATGTTTAAACGTGTCCATTGTTGGGCGACATCAGACAACGATCCGCTTTATCCCGACTGTCTTGAAGCCATTAAACTCGGACTCATTGCCATCAACGCAGAGGAGAAAGGGGATGTCGAGCGGGGTCAGTATTTCATGGACCGAGCGATTCTACTTCTCAACGCAGAACTTAAAGAATACAACTCTGGTCAGGAGGGCACCATGCAGCCCGCACCTTGGTTAACCAGAACAATGATCAACATGAGGTAATTCTATGGCAGCACGAAATCTTCCAGCAGGGGCATACTTTCAGCCCAATCCCAACTACAGGCCATCCCCACAGGCTCTGGCTCCTCAACCAACGGCTCAACAAACATTTGAGCAAGCACAAGCCGAACGCCTGCGACTGGAGAGGGAAAAACAACTTGCAGACATGGCCTTCCAATCTCAACAAACTGGACTGGCATCGGCGCAAACTGGACTGACATCAAATCAGTTGTCGTTGAATGAGCAACAGGCACTTTCCAAGCCTATGCTATCGGCAAAGACTGCTGGCTATGGGCTTGATGAACTCAAGGCAACCTATGGAAAGTCTCAGCTTCAAGAAGAGATGGACAGATGGAATGCCAACGCTGGGTTTAGGCGTCAGCAGCAATCATTTGAGGATCAATATGCCAAGGAGAATTGGCCGCAACAGCAACAGATGTACAAACAGAAAATGGCTATGGAGCAACAGAAGTTGTCTCTCCAGCAAGGTATAATGAATAAAATGTCTGGAATGCTTGGCGGCAATACCAACAGCTTTGGATCGGGTAATTTTGGAACAGGTGGTTTTGGTTCAAACAACTATGGATCAATGAATCGCAACGCCAATCCAGCATCCAATTGGATGAAAACTGGTTACGCAGGAAGCCCGCTTGCTACTAGCCCGCTTGCAACTTCATCTTGGTCAACACCCAAACTTCCATACTAATATATCTATGGCATCCCCTGATTATAGACAGACTCCATACTCTCCAGATTGGATCGAAGGTGCATCTCAAACTGACACCATGTACAAGCGTGGGATTGGAGATCTTGGAGATATGTGGACATTCGATGAGTCTGGAAGTCCAAAATTAAGGGCTGGCACTGTAGATGGTAAAAAAGTGGTACCAGTTCCTGCTGGTTCGTTTTCACGACAAGAATACAGGAAGGAGCTTGAAAGGATCAGGGCCGAGGGAGGTATTCCTGTGGAGGCTCCAGAAAAATTTACAAGAGGCAAAGGAACATCTGAAAGGGATCGTACGTCTTCTTTTTACAATGAAAAGGGCCAATCGATGGGAACGATGGTGAGTCGCAGTGAACATGGAACACTCGGTGGTAAGGGTGGCAAAAACACACAACAAACCAATTGGAGTAATTATGTAGGTGACAATCCCAACAGGGGTAGGGCTGGAACCAGTTACTATCGCGACAGTTCTGTTTGGAATCCAGAAGATGGAACAGGAGTTCCAGAAGGTCACACTGGGACTGGCACAACACTTCCACGGTCTCGTCAGGGTGAAACTGTAAGCCGTAAGCAATATTCAGGTCCGACTTGGCAGAATTCTGTTCCACTGTACCAAGGTCAAATGTCAGTTGGCCCTCAGCAAAAAGCCCCAGAATCATCATTTTGGAATCTTTCTCAAAACAAATCCACAACATTTCCAAGTTCACAGCCCAATTATTGGTCCAACTACTATTGATTTATGGCAAAGCCTTTAACATCTGAAGATATGTTCAGACTCAAGTCTGGATGGGGATCGTCGAGCGATCCAGCGCAACGTCAAAGGCTGGCATCCGCTGGCTATTCTCCATTGACATCTGAAGAGAAGATGAGGGTTGAGCGTGGATGGGGTGCTTCTCCTCTAGCGAGCAGGGAAGATCAGGATGCCATGGTTGCCGCTGAAGTAAATGCTGGCAACAGAACATCAGCAGATCTCCCAGAAGCCTATGGAGGAATGCCCACGGGATCGACCCGCCGTGATATTCGCATGCGTGATGAGTGGGTGAAGCGACAGGCGATTATTGACAGAGAGGAGCAGGCAAAGCGTGAGGCAATTCAAACGCAAGCTGAAAATCAACGCAAAGACGAAGAGGATAAACGAGCACAAGAATCCCATTTTTACTCCACAGAAAGAGCAAAAATTGAATTGGCCAATGCTCAGAAGGCTCAAGTGCTTGCGGACAAAACAGCAGCACAAGAACAGCTTGAGGTTGCCAATATTCTTAATGTGTTGGGAACTTTGGATTTTAAGGGCAACCCACAGGAATCACAAGCTGCCATGGATAAGGTGTTGGGAGACAACTCAACTGGAGCCAACAACGATCAGATCAAGGGTAAAGTTGAATACTACAAAAAAATGGCACAAGGCTATACAATGCCGATTCAGCAACAGGAGTACATAACAGCAATGGAGGTATCCAAGCGCAGTGGAAGGCCGTTCTCTGACTTTGTTACGTTCAATGATGTTGGTGAAAAAACGGTCAATCGTGAGGCAATTGCACTTGCTCAAACTGATATTGCCATGGCGGCAGAGCGCGAGGCCAAGAAAGCCCCTCAAATTGATAGGCTCAATCGTGAGATTGGCGATCTTTCAGCAGAACTCACAGGTGCTACAAGCGCGGTGGCTGGAGAAAACCAAAATTATGAGGAAGCTGCAAAAGCGCGTGTTAGGATTCCAGA